CGTGTCACCGGCAGTAACAGCCGCAGACGACGACAAAGCGCCAGTCCACAAACAGTTACCCGCAGTTGAATTATCCCACAAAGAAAAATGCGAATAAGTTTCCGTAGTGGAAACATTGGTCCATTCGATAGTTGCCGAAGCAGCCATAGAACCGCTTGAAGCCGCACTAAACGTAACTTCTTTACGAGTTGTTTCCGTAGCAGCATTGCTTGTACCTGCTTCACCAGGATCACCTGTGTGCAGTTTTGCGTAAACGTTGCTAACCGAAAACGATTGTGCGCGGAGAGCATCCAAAAATTTGTTTTCTGCGTAATTAGAAATAGACATTTGTTACCTCACACGAAATAATAGCAGAACGAGAAAAGGGGTCAGGCAGGGGAAAAGCCTGACCCCCCTCTCAACTTACAACTGAACTATATGGTTCAGGCGCCGAGGCTTGAAGCCGACTCGATACGACGAAGCGAAGCCTCGCGGAATCGAGCATAGCCACCGAGCCAGTACCAACCGACAGGTTGGAAACGTGACAACACATCAACTACTGGACCGCGTACGACACGTGGGAACGCGCCGTTACCGTCAACGATTGAGTGTGCCTTCGCCAAAGCCTGACGGCCTGCGATGTGTGTGCAGTAAGCATCAACTGTTCCAGTCGATCCTGAACCGTTTGAGGCGTTCTCAAAGATTTTGGCTCGTGGAGTCTCAATGAAACGGACACCTTCAAAAGCGCCGATTTCACCGTTGTAGATGCCTGCTGGATCGCTGTACACGTGCGGGTCACGCCACGATGCTACGCCTGTCTCCTTGCGAAGATCGTACGAAACGTCTGGGTGAATGTAACCCATGTACATGCCATTGAACGAAACTGCGTTCGCTTTGCGAAGTGCAGCAACAACCTTGCGGATGTCGTTCGCTTCAATGATGTCCGTTGCTTCAATTTCGGTGCGAGCAGTTGGGGTTGTTGAACCGCCACCACCGTAGACAACGTTTGTTCCTGCGGACAGTACCTCGCGGATAACACCGTCAACCGAGATACCTGCGTTGTAACCAACGAGGTTAGCGGCTGCCGAATCCACATCAAGGAACGATGTGCCACGAAGTTTCGCTGTTGTGTTTACGGCGTTGCCGTATTCTTCCAACGTTACTTCAACTTGGCTGTCGCCCATAACTACTGGAGTTACGTCTGTGTCCTCAGTAAGTGTCGAAGTCTTTTCAGCAAGATCGTTGAAAATTGTGAACTTGACCGATGAACCTGGCATTGCTTGTGCGACCGGCATAACGTCTGCGACCGCATCGAACAAAAGTTCGCTACGAAGCGCAAAATACGCAATCCGATCAAATGCAACCTGATCTGTGAGAAGGCTGCTTGTTTGTGTTTTTGACATTTCCTGTTATTGCTTTCTCCCGACAGGAACGGGAGTCCTGCGGGCTAGATGTTTTCTGCTTCTTGCCTTGCTTGAGCCAAAATCTGCATCACTTCGTCTTGATTTCGAGCCTGATTAAGTTTCGTGTTCCAATCAGCAACAGGTTCGCTGGTTTCACCCGCACGTTGCGCCTTTGTAAGACGGTTCCACGCATCTGCCTCAGATTTAACTTGGGCACTTTGCGCTTCTTTGTGGATGAGATTCGCTTCTTCTGCAGCCAACCGAATTGCTTCGGGTGTGAACTCGCCGTCATAACCTTTGACGAAGTATTTAGACATCGGGGAATCCATTGGAACTCCCGCTTTCATAAACGCATACTCGCGTTTAATAGCGTCTGCTTCGACAAGTGCTTGCTCTTTTGCTTTCAACTCTTTTTCAAGTTGACGCATCCGCGCCCGCACAGGGTCTTTCGGTGTTTCTTCAGTCTCGTCATCGAACTCGTTGACGTTTGACATGGCTCACTCCTTCTGCCCACGTCACATTGGAGGATCGTGACGGCTGCATAACTCACCCTTGTTTCACGATAAAGTCGGGGATTCTCTACCGGTGTTCTTTTGGGAACAAACAGAGTGTAGCACACCCCTATACAGGGATGTCAACAATATGGTTATTGTGCTTCGCCGACACCTGTTTCAACGGTTCCAGATGTTGCACCGGTCGTTCTAGCGAACCCGCCACCACCCTGGAATTCGCCTAAACGCGCACGTTTACGTTCTTCCAAAGCCTGTATTGCGGCAACATCGTAACCGAAAGCAGCCCCAATTTTTTGTGCTCCAGTAAGGGCTTCTTCGCTACCCATCTCCGTATAAAGACCAGCCAACTGTCCCGCTTTGGTGAACGCTTGTTGTGCTTCATCAGGCGTGTATCCACGTGCAATCAAATCTTCTGCGCTTAATGCCGTCAACTGGAATCCTGCTTGTTCTTTGGCTCGTGCAGCAACTTTTGCAGCTTCAGCTTGACGAGTCAAAATAGGTGCAGCCCGTTCAGGATCAAGAAAATAAGCAGCCAACCCCGCTTCGTTCACACCGTACAGTTCTTGCATCTGCCGTTTAACTTCAGGGTCAGCATCCTGTACTGCTCGAAAACCGTTTTGTATACGATCCTGTAATTCTGATACCGACACGTCGCCTTCAAGCAGTCGGGTGAAATCGTCTGTTTGATCGTAGAAACCTGATGGCAATCCATTAGATTGCATTAGTCGACGGTAACTGTTTTCTAGTTCCAAATAAGATGCTGGGTCTAGTTCGGCTAAACCTTTTTTGGCTCGTGCCGCGTTTGCTGCAAACCGTTTCTTATATGCGTCTTGTTCACGAATAGCAAAAATTAGTGCGTCAGGATTATTGATATCTACTTCTTGTCGCGCATAAACACCGTACAAATAGTCTGAAAGATCGCCTAATCCATAGGTCGCCAATACAGATTTGATGGTATTCTTTGCGTCTTGTGATGGTGTAAACCGTCTTGAGTCACGGTCAAGCGCAGCAGATTCACGATTAAGCCTAGCAATACGTTCAGCAGACTCACGATCCAAACGCGCAATACGTTCAGCTTCGCTTTCTGTCACCGTTTCTTCTTGTTGTTGCCGTAGTGCAGGTTGGGTTACTCGTTCTGCGCCAGGAATGTTTAACGCTGTTTCAACCGCTGCCAACTGTGCAGGGTCAACAGCCGCCAACTGTTCCGGTGTAAGCGGTTCAATACCAAGATCAGGGAAAGTAAAACTACCGATATCAGACATTATTGAACCTTCCCAAACGCACGAGCAATAGCCAACCCAATACTCGTAGCATCCTGATTAGCTTGCTTAGTAAACGAATACTTATACTTATCGTTAGTACGCAACTCAGTCTCCCACTCAGACATCGACAACACACGCGGCTGCCCATCCTTACGATAATTCAAAGCATCACTAAAATCTGTAGCAAAATTGATCGTGTTCGGGTCCAACTCCAAAAGTTTTGCAGCCTTCTCCTTATACGAAGCAGACAAATCCTCTAACGTCAAACCGGCATCAATCTGTTCCGACAAATGCCCATACATTGCTTTCGCAGCAAGACGAGCTTTACGAATCAAATCATCACGAGAAACAGCCACACCATCAGCGTTCGGCGTACCAGCCAAAACCTGCTCAACTTGCGAATCGGCAAAATCAAAAAAGTATTGTTTACCAATATCCTTCAAAGACAAATACGGTGTCGAAGCACGAACCTCGTTCACCGCAAGATCGTTCACATACTTGCCATTGGTTTTGCTAAACAGTTCAGCGTAAGCCTGCTGTTTGAGGTTGTCGCCCTCATACCCAAACTGTGTGGCTTTTGTCAAAAACTTTGCCAAATTACCTGAACCCCAACTAAAGTTACCGATAGCAGCAGACAACTCTCGACCCTTTTTACTACTTTCAAGCCCACGGTAAAACGAAGTACCAATGTATCTTCGATCAAATTCTTCATCAGTCATTATCTGTTTACCGGTTTTTGGGTCAATCGCTTTAGAGAACAAAGTAAACACATCCGCATATTTAGTGCGGTCAAGATCGGTAAACATCCAACTGTATTGCGGATAGTTCTCTTTAAATAACGGCTCCCACGATTTATCCTCGGCACCAAGCGCAGCAGTTTTATCAGTCTTTACTGCCTGTCGAGCAACCTTACGGTTCTCCGGTGTATCAGGCAAATTAAGTTCAACAAGTTTCGCATCAACTGCTCTTTTTAAAACCTTTGCCCCATCTGTGCCGCCCCCCGTTGACGCAGTTGGTAAGGTTTCCGTTTTGGTTGGCTCAACTATTTGTTGCCCAGATTTTTTGGCTTCCGCATTTGCCGCTTTCAAACGGGCATCCTCGGCACGAGTATTAAGAACCAAGTTGCGGGAAATTAAAGCCTTATCAGTTTGGCTTGTTAAACGAGTAAGACTTTCATTTGCAAATTGCAAATTGCTTTGTGCTTTGCGTATTTCTTCTACTGAAACTTTAGTAACATATTCTTCAGGCTTACTAAAAACGTTTAATTTTAATTCAAGTTCATCTTGTAGTCTTTTAACAGCTTGTTGTGCTTCTTCAATTTTTGCAGTTTTTTCTTTACCTGCCGTAACTTCTGGTTTTTGTTTTTCTTTAAGTTCACCAAGTAGCGTTTTGGCATCTTCTAAATTGTAAGTCACACCTTCGTAAACAAACCTTTGACCGCCACTATCAACAAATTCTTGAAGTTTTTTAATATCGTCTGCAATAGCCATTACGCCCCCAAAGCCTTAATACGGGCATCCATTATTGCAGCCAAATTGCCGGCAGCAAAACTCTGTGCCTCAGGTTGAAACTGTTGAAGAATCTTCTGCTCGGCAAACACCGAAGGATCAGTCGCCGCCTCATACACACCACCAGCAGCCTGACGTTGGCCCTCAGCAATTTCCATTTGCCTAAACCCGCCAGCAATCCTGTTCGCAGTCATCTCATCAATCTCATAGCCCAACAGTTCCCTTGATGATCTTCGAACCAAAGTTTTCACATCATCCGGTGAAGTGACACGAATAGACGGGGCCTTCTTCGCATAACTACTGTTCGGTACACGTTGCATAAACTCGTTGTAAGCCTGAAAATATGGTTTGCCTGCAAGGTTGGCGTAAGTTAAAAGATCACCGAAAGCTGCATAGTCTTTATCTTCAAAACCTGTACCTGGGTCATAACCAGAAATTTTGGTTGCTAAACCTGTAAGTATTTTTTTGCGTTCTGTTTCATTAAGGTTGTTTAGAAGTACCCGTGGGTCGTTTCGTATGTCGTAAAAACGTGAAGTAATCTTGCCCGTTTTAGGGTCTTTTTGCAAATACGGAAGTTGTCCTGTCGGGGAAGCATAGTCAGCAGGCAACCCTGTAGTAAACGAAACAGATACACCACCGCCAGGAATAGCACCAAGTACCCCTTCTGCGGGGTTAACTGGTTTAGTATCTTCAGCCATTATTCATCAACCTCTTGTAAAAGTAACCGGTCATACATTCTAGCGAAATTAGGATATTGTTCTTTCAAAGTAACAGCATACTCTCTTAGATATCCACGCAAATCTGCGGCGTTCTTGCTACGGTCAATGCCACTCAAACCACGGTTAGTAGCCTCAACCAATACGGCTTCACGGGTTTGCAAATACTGTCGAGCCGCTTCAGCGATGTCATTGTCGGCAAGACTTGGATCGTTAACAGCCCTAGTCAGTTCATCGATTTGGGTTTTTAATTTGTTCGGGTCAAATGTGCCGGTAGTGAAACCTGGGTACATTTCACCCAAATACTCACGGAAATCACGCAAATACTGTTTCTGTTCAGCGTTCGGATACGGGCCAACCAAATCTTGTACTTGACGGTATTGGCTGTACGCCGCATATTTTTGTGCTGCTTCCAAAGTTTCTTGTGGGGTGAGCCGTTCACGTTGGCCTTTTTCTAACTGGCGACTGTAAACCTGCCAGTCAAGATCGGTGCCACCCTCGACAAAGAACCCTGCCACCCCAGAGTATTTGCGGAACAATGCTGGATTGGCGCGTTCAAAGTCACCGAACTGTTTGCTTGCTTGCAAACCACCATAAACGGCTTTAGTTTTGCCCGACAAATATACGAACACGTCTTCGCCGTAAGTGTCCAAGAATCGTGGGATTGCGCTGTCATAATCTTCTAGTTGCAGTTTGCGCAACTCCATTGACAAAAGGTTTACCGCAACATCTCCTTGTTTGGTTTCCACAGTAAATTTGTTTGTTGGTCGAGAAGGCCCTAAAAACTGTCCAATGCCCCGCAAAACAGTTAAGAACCTTGCTTTGTTGATGGTGTCCTCGTACAGTTGGTCGCGCCCATCGTCGGTTGTTAAATCGTATTTGGTTGTTGTCGCTAACGCTTGATATGTTTCCATGAAAGTGTTACCGAATGTGTCAGCTGATTCAGGCGAAGAAAAGAAACCTTGTTCAACTTTTTTGAACCATGCAGGCATAGCCGTGTTTAACAATGCTTGGAATGTGCCGCCTTCGCCTTTTACATCTATTTCGCCGTAAGGCAAAATAATTGATTTAATGAAATCTGTTTGAGGAATATCTTTCAATAGTGCTGAAGCACTAATTTGTGCTACTGGCCCTAAACCTGGTTTAACATCCAAACCCATTAACACACCTTTAACCGGTGCTTGCAAAGTTGATTTAACACCTGGGCCGCCACCGATAATGCTGGTTGCTAGATGGGTGAACCCTTGCGAAAACGGGTAATCAAATGACCATTCACCTGTTTGTGGGTCGGTGTAAAAGAACCCGCGCCCGTCGCCATCAGGGTCGGCTTCTTGTCCTCGATCAACAATGAGTTGTGTTTTGCGCAAAGCGTTAAGGTTTGGTAATGGTATGCCACCTGTTTCTACCGTGTAAATACGGCTGATGCGTCGAAAGAACTCTGCTTGTGCTTGACCGAACGGAATAACGATACGGGCAACATCAATGAGGTTGTTTCGTTCAGATGAGTCGTACAACATTTTGGACAAATCATCCAATGCTGCACCTTTAGCAAATTCGTCAACATCATCTAAAGACAATGTGCCGTCAAGTCGTGACGGGTTTGCTTGCAAATCAAGCAACTTTTGCCACCTGTCACCCACAACTGGTCGTGATGGTCTAAACAATCTTGAAACCATGTCACCGAAATCTGCACTATCACCAACATAATCCGATGGGCTGATTCCAGCATCAGCGGCTTTGCGGGTAACGTTCGCAATCAAAGTATCAAGATCAGCCGGTGAAAGCGATGTAGCTAGTTCGTCAACAGCCCAAGAGTAATAACGTTGCTTAAACGCTGGTGCGCGTTCAATGTACGCTGTCGGTTTGCGAGACATGAACCCAAAAAATCTGTCCATTGTGTTATCCCAGTTTTCTTTGAAACCACGTTTACCAAGATCAGCAGATACACGAACTTCGTGTGCCATAACTTGTGCGATGTTTGGATCGTTGTAAATATCTGTTCGAGCCAACAAGTTTTGTAATTCTTTTGTTGATTCGCCATCTTTGAAAGCAAACGGTCTAACAATGTTTTCGTCGTTTGCGTCAACACGAACCGTCATTATACGACTGTTTTTTCTTGAAGGGTTAACAGGTATTTCTTGTACGGTTCCACGGAAAGAAGAATCCCAACCGAACGTTCTAGCACTAATTGTTTGTGGTGGTAACAAACCAGTTGAAACAGCGA